GAACAAACTTACCTTTGGTGTAGCTCCAGCCGATGCCGCCTTCTTTTAATGGCACTGCGATATGCCCGGCAGGTGGTCCCCATTGCGAGATGCCGTCCCAAAGGACCACATTGACCACCACTCCGTTTCCGTCAACGACTGCGTAGTCCATGGATCACCAGACATAAATCAAACAATAGCCAGCACCACCAGCGCCTGTTACGCCACCAGTGCCGCCGCTTCCACCACCAGGGAAGCCGCCTGTAGCTGTTGAGTTACCCGCGCCGCCATTGCCACCATGCAAACTAACTCCTCCAGCTTTAGAAGACGCGTCAGTTCTACCAGCGCCACCAGCGCCACCCCAGTAGGCATTGCCGCCTGATTCATTAGTAAGAGTAGTGGCAGCCAAGCCTGCACCACCGGCTGCTCCACCAAAATCAGCCCCGTATCCAGACACGCTCGCAGGATTGCCTCCTGTTAATGCCGGACCATGCCCAATTCCACCTGTTGATGTCGTCCCGGCGCCCAAACTTCCACCGCCGCCGCCACCGTTTGAAAAACCGACACTTTGAGCATCTCCGCCACCACCCCCGTAGGCGCTTAGCAAGGAACCGAAAGTAGTCGTCCCACCCGTAAACCCATTGCCATTGCTGGCGCGACTTGCACCACCGGCTGCAATCGTGATGGCAACAGTGCTAGGTAATTCCGACAAGCGGTACAACCGCTGCACACATGCGCCACCGCCGCCGCCACCTGCACGGACTTGACTGCCTCCGCTGCCGCCGCCGCCCCAAATGCTCACAAGGGCAAGTGTGCCTTCTGATGGTTTAGCCCATGTGTCATTCACAGTGAACTCATACACCACTGAACCTGCGGGCGCCCAGCTAACGACGCTGCCGTTGGTCTTTAAGTATTTGTCGGCATTGCCTGCCTGAGATGGGACTAATGCGTTGATTGCGCCAGTCGAAGTTGTTGCCCCTGTACCACCATTGGCAATAGGCGTAACGCCACCTGCTGCAAAGTTGACATCTAGCGTTCCAACGGTGATCCAATTAGTGTTTGAAGCGTTGCGAATCTTCCATAAAGGTGGCGAGACACTCGTGTCCACCCAAGGTTGGAAGGCAACCGTAACGGAAGGGGCGCTTGCTCCACTGCTCTGGCTATATAACGCCGCAAGGTTGTCGTTGATGTCGGCGCGTACTGCCGGGAACGTAGCGTTCTGTACTACCTGATCGCTTTGAGCCATTACAAGGCGCGTCCGTATCCTGTTGCAGTGTAAGTGAACCCACTGCTGGTGGCACTGGTCAACGTAGCGGTGAACCCCGTTCCACTTGTACTACTGAGCGTGACGTAGCCATTGGTGCCAAGATCTGTTGGCGTTATCAGAATTTCTGGGGTCTGGTAAAACGCATTTGCAAAGGTCACCGCATTGCCAGACGTGCCGCTGCCGGTTTCAGTGCGACGCAGCAAGTCAAGCGTTGCACCAAGCTCGTCCACTGCAACATTGATGGTGGCGCTGGTTGTGGTCATCCGCGACTTGACTTGGATGCCACGTCCTTGAACAACAGCCGCGATGAACTCGGACCATGGACCCCATGTAGGCGTTCCAGCCGGATCGTCATTGGTGGTGCGGACGTAGGTGACGACATTCACCGAATCTGATGTGGCACCATCAAACAAGCCGGTTACGTCATCAAACAGTCCTGCGTAGTCATCAAATAATCCTCCTCCGCCGCCGCTTGGACGGCTCAAAATCCTGCGACGCAGAACCGTGTCATACACCCCACCAAAGTCAAACGTGTCTTGGAATGTGTATTCCGCTTCACCGTCAACTTCAAAATAGAAGTTATCAACGTAACCCAACGCCACGTATAGGTCGGGTTGCAAAATTAGCGCAACTTCTGCGCCGCTATATGAGCAGTTGACTTTTGTGCCGTTAAACGGTGTGCCGAGGCTTTGCTCTGCCCAAGTCTTGACGTTTAAGCGACCTTCAGGTTCGGGCAGAACAACTTCGACGGCGTAGGCATTTTCTGAACGGTTGCCTAGATAATCTTCTGCCTTCACGAGATATGTACCAGCCAGCAGTGGCACCTGCTTTTGTGTCGATGCCCCAGATACGCCATCAACAATTCGGTTGCTGCTGTTCCATTCCGCAGATGCCAGACCGCGTGGATCATGACGGATGATGATGCGACCGCCGAGCTGAACGTCTAAGTCGGGGACTTGCTGCCAAGACAGAACTGCAAGTGTGTCACTGATTGGGGTCAGGCTCAAACCTGTGATGTCGGCGGGTGGTTCGCCAAGCCCCAAGACGGTGTAGTTCGCCAGTACAGGTTCGCTGTAAAGGAGTTCTGTGGCGCTGATGCTGCTGACCTGGATTTGGTAATTGCCGACCTTGGCGTCTTCAATGTCGAATGTCGTGCCCTGTACTCGCACCGTGGTGAAGTTGTCATCCTCGTGCCGGTAGCGGACGCGGAACTTTTTGATTCCTTGCGGACCACGCCAGTGGAACGTGACCTTAATTGCGATGCGTCCATTTAGGACATATTGCAGCTCTTTAGTAGTTACACCACCAAGCCCCGTGACCTCTAAAACTTCTAGCTCTGTCGGTGGGGCGGGAATTTCGTTCAGATTGCTGATGTCACGGACTTGAAGTGGCTCGCCATTTTCGATGTAGGCATACTTGCCTTCGTTATGCGCCAAGGCAGTGATTGCGTAGTTGATTCCGTCTTGCTCGGAAACACTGAGGACGCGCCAGGTCGATGCTTGCAGAGTTGGGCTTTCGAGCATCCAAATGCTGTTGGCGGCAGGTGCGAGGGAGTATTCGGCTTGCACGCTGATGACATTGCCCGCAACGCTTAAAACTTGGCGCTGTTCAACCGTGCCATCGGGCAAGAGGACACTCAGAATCGAACCGCCCTCAATACTTAGGTCCGTATCAGTGCTGTCGTCCACTGTGACGGTCAGGGTTGTCGCAGAAGTAATTCGCCCGGCGCGACGTGAACCAGCCTTGACTGGATCAGCAATCAAGATCAACTGACCGGGGCGAACCTGCTGACCGGCTTCCAGCCCTGATGCAAAACTGACAACTTCCTTTTCATAGCGTTCGGAATACAGCAGCCATCGACCAATGCGATTTGCTTGTCCGCGACTGGTGCAGGCGAAGGCGCTGATTTCAGTGCGTACCACGCCATACTTGTCGATTGCCTCAACGTCCTCGACGACTTCGTAGGCGGTGTCGCGCAAAGTCAGATCTAGGTAGCTGACGACTGCGACATTGGGGCGGGTCTTCAAACTGCCGCCGGTATAGCTAAATCCTTCTGGCGTGACGTTGGCGCTGGTGAACAGGAACGCTGGATCTTCGGGGCGATCCTGGGCAATCGTCATGCTGCCGCTGCTCCAGAAGCCTTGGCAACGCATCACCGACAGCAGATCATTAATCAGCTTGTACGCCTCTTCGGCGGTTTGGATTGTGGTGTTGCAGGAGAATCGTGCTTCTGTCCCACCAAAGCCATCATCGACCAAGGTGTTGGCGTATTTTGACGCGGCGAAAAATGCCCACTTATCAAGTTGTGCGGCGTTGATGTGATCGCCCAATCCAAAGCGGGCGCTGGTGAGCAGGTCGTACAAAATCCACGCTGGACATGAAGTCCATATGGCGGCTTGGAACGTCCCATCCCATACAAAGCTCTCGGGATAGATGATTCGCCCGGTATCGGAATCGACGGTGGCACCGAAGGGAATCTGTACCTTGACGCCTTTGACTAAATAGCTGCGCGATGGGATGCTGCTGAACTGCTCAGCATCAATGCGTAAACCGATAAGGGCGGTGTTTGGGTAGGCGAGTTTTGCCCAAATGATTTCTGTGTAGCTAGACCACGTAAATGTGTTGCTGATGAGTGGATCCGTGCTGTCTGCCGTGATGCGAGTTACGCGGATGTCTACCGCGTCGCTTGGATTGGGGCGATCCAGTTCAATCAGGTAGTCCTTGCGGTATTCGTCTGCAGTGCGCCCTGAAATTGTGTCTGTAATAACGTCCGTGAAACCGCCGGACGCATACTGGACTGAAATTTTTAGCCTGACACTTGTGCCGAGCGTGTCGCCCGTGCCGGAATCAATGACCTGCAGAGTTGGGATTGATATTGTGACGCGGATAGCATCAACATCAACGTCAGTAATGGTGCGTGTAATCGGGACACTCTGGAAGACAGTGATGCCTACAGGCTTCTCATCCTCAACGCCAGGTGAAAATGGTATGTGTTCCTGATTTTGCGTGCCAGTGCGTGTATAAACTTCTACGTCTTCAAAGTTGTATGTTCCATCTGCGTTTTGCAGCGGAGTGTTGTTGAGGTAGATCGACTTCAAGCCATCGGCTAGACCTTCAATTTCGCCCTCGGAAATCAGGTCAATGACGTTGGCGTATTGTCTTGAATCAAGGCTGTCGGGTGTTGTTGAAGGTGTGCGGGAGCTGCCACCTACGCCACCTTTGCCGCCGCTACCGCCTGCACCAATAATTGCCGTCATGCCCTTACCTGCACTGTGTCGATACCGGCAGAGATGACGACGCTGCCCGTAAGGGTTTTACCGTAGACGATTGGTACGGGCACGCCTTGGCGGCTAGTTTGCTGGATGCCACTAAAGCTGTAGGACTTACGTGGATCGCCTTGAGTGTCTACGCCTTGAGGGATTTTGGGAACTGGGCTAAGTAACTGCGCGACGCCGCCAAGTACAAGGCTGGCTCCAAGTCCCACGAAAGCAGTACCGACGGTACCAATGCCGGCTAGACCGCCCAAGGTGACGCCAGCAGATGCGATCGCTCCAATGCCAAAGCTGAGAGCAATAATTGCTACACCAGCAAGGATTTGTGCAGTCGCACCACCCGCACCAGCAACAACCGGCACAATCTTGATTTCTTCCTGCCCGGCGGGGTAGTGCAGCTCATCCAGCGTCAGGTCAAAGTCGCCTGTGCTGACGCGATAGTGCTGATCCGCCATGTGCTTTTCCACTTCGGGAAAATTGGCGACCAGGAAACGAACGGCTTCAGCAGCCGTAGCAATATCCGCTTGCAGGACGCGCCTGCCAATAAACTCCGCCAACGGTCCGTAGAGCTTGATCTTACGGAGCATGGCGCAACCTCCTTCCTGTGCATTTTAGGTACTGACCACCGTATAAGTCACGGCTGGACAGGCGACTTTGGAGGTGGTGCAGGATCATGCCGTCGCCTATGTAGACGGCGCAATGGTTCAATCCGGGCGACCCAATCGACATCAGCAGTAGGTCGCCGCGTTCCAGTGCCTCATCCTCCTTTAAGTTGCGGAATCCAGTTGCAGCCCAACATCCTTCAAACATTGGAGCGGCTAAAAACGTCTCTGGATTCATGGGACGATCCCAGTCGCGTAGTTGGATGCCATTTTCCGCGTACCAATCACGGGCCAATGTCCAGCAATCCTGCACAGCCCATACCCATTGGCGTCCGATCAACGGAGCCTTGTATCCACAGGGGATGTACTCACCCCAGGCTTGGGTTTTGGGGTTGACGATGTACCAGGGCAAGCCCAGCTTTTCGGCTGCAATCTTGTCCGCTTCGCTTGCAACTGCTGGTGTGATCGGGTGGCTGTGGACGATGGCAATAATCTCGC